CCTTGGTGCCCAGCGTTGGATAGCCTGCCATGCCACCAAGATAACCTCCTCCTAGTCCGCCCAACGCACGTAGCGCTTTGCCTATACTAGTAACCTGGTTACTCTTGGATTTACGATTAACAACGATGGTCTTCTTGGACCTCTTCGACATTTTGACCATATTGGGATTGGTCACAAATACTAATACTGCGGGAATTCTATGTAGTTCGTATTTTGAATCTGCACCGCCGACATCTCCGCCTGCACCTCTAATTTCAACTCGTACTCATCGTAGTACTTCTCCAACTCGAGTTGAACACAAGGTGTGATGCCCGTGGCTATCCAGAAGCTACACCTTTCTCTAGCTCCTATCTCTCGTACATGGTAGCTGAGCGACCCCATACGCTCAAATTGTCCCGTGTTCTTGTATAAACTCTGCAAGTAACCTTTCGAAGGGTTGCGGCCTTTGCCGCAACGTCGGAAACACCGATAGAAAGATTGCATGACAGGTACACCATTGGACAAACTACCCCCACACATACCAACTGCTGATAGCCATAACTCAACTTCACGTTGTGTGTTGGCTGGAACAAGACACATTGAATCCTTGACTAATACAGTTGGTAGGGAACGACACATGACATAACACTCACCGTTCCACACTGGATGCGACTGACAAAACTCTACAGCCTCCAACTCACTCACAGTTGGTTCTACATCCATACGAAAACCTTTCGCGCCAAACCAGTTCTCCAATCCCCCAACAAATGATGCTTCATCTTCCTTCTCCATGAAGACAACACAATCATCACCGTTGTTGGCTAACTCAATTTTGACGCCGACCTTTCTCGCCCAGGTCCACACTAACGCACACATAATGACGCAATTCCCAAGCGCAGTGTTCATGTCACCGCTAAACCGAATGCCTGGGATGCTAAACTTCAAATCGCCATCTACACAGTAACCACGCCCCTCATTTTGGAGCTGCCGTGCTAGCAGCTTCTTCAAGCGACGGTCACCACGAAACATATTAAGGTACACTGCATGCTCCATCCTTAG